ATTGACGCCGCCGCCTCGCGTGTTACCCGTGCCAGACAAAATTACGCTGCCGTCCAGCCACACGCTGTATGCGGCAGCCGCGCCTATTGTAATATCGAACTCTAGGTAATGCGTCGAACCAGACGCAACCGTGCCCGTAGAGGTTTGAATAACGGTCCCACTGACATTGCCGGTTCTGATACTAATCGTAAACGTAGCATCGATAGTTATTGACACCTGATTTGTTGCACCGTCGCGCAGGATCATCCCTGGCGTGCCCGATGCCAAAGCGCAGTTAAACCGAAAGCCGCCGATAAGACGCGCGTAATTGGTCGCAAACGACTTTGTAATATTTGTTTGCGTAGTATTTGTAATCGCCAGCGCATAACCCAGAGAACTCAGCCCAGCCGCAAGAGTCATTGACGCACTACTCGTAGCCGACGACCACTCGCCTTGAGTCAAGGCGGTAGCGAGTTCGGCGCTGGCGAGACCCGGCCCGCCATATTTTTCGAAACCCTCCAACAAAATTACGCTCACGTTTCGTACCCCACCAAAGTTACATGCACGTCGCTCAGTGTTGCATCAGCCACCGCGGGGGCGCGTATACGAAGTATGTCGCCCTGCGCGAACGATCCTGTAACCGAGACTGTGCCAACGGCAGCGCTTACGGCGAATGTTATCGTGCCGATATTGCTAAACGATGTCGGCGCAGCGGCGACCGCTTTAGCAATGTTAAACACCGTGGATGCGGTGGCTGTACTGGCGGCTCCCGCCTCATGCGCGTGGCCCAGGAACGCCCCAAGGGTCACAGCCTTGCTGAATTTATGATGTAGAAGGTTTTGCGAGGCTCCAGGCAATCCCGGCGCGTAACAACCAATTACGTAACGCGGGCGCTGCGCTGTCCAGGCACCGCTAGCATAGACGAGCTGGTCTTGCGCCGTGCCCGTTGGCAGGCTCGCGCCGCCGGCACTACCATTGGCGGCTAAGGTAACACGCCCCTTTGCGTCTACCGTTATATTCGCGCTTGTATAGCTCCCCGCCGTGACGCCTGAAGTCGCCAGGATCGCGGCTTGGCTGCCGCTGCCCGGCCCGGCCGTGACATCGCCGGTAAGCTGTGTGATCCCGCCGCTACCGCCCCCAGCGACCGTGCCCCACGCCGGGTCAATCCCGGTGCCGCCGCTCAGTAAAGCCTGTCCAGCCACGCCGTCGCCAAGATCGGCGCGTATCATTGTTGCTACTGCCGCAGGGACCGCAGGGCCTGCGGTTGGATCGGGATTACCCCACACTTCACCCTGATTCAGATCGACTGCTGATGAGGCGGCTTGCCACTTGCCCGACACGTACTTCCATGTCAGCGGGCCGGAGGAAAACACTTCGCCTTCGACAGGCGCATCAGGAAAGTCGATCACAGTTTGGACTCCAACGCCGACAGCCGCTCGTTCAATTCACGGATAGAGTTAACCAACGCGAACACCAGCCGGTTGTGATCGAGCGTCTTTAGAACAATTGGCTCGTCGGTTATTTCCTCGCGCTCCTCGTCGGTAAGCCCCGGAACGGTACGCGGGTTGTGCTCATACTCGCCGACCAACTCAGGCAAAACCACTTCCACCTCTTGCGCGATCAGGCCAAATGATTGTTCGCCTTCGCGATTGAAGGGACTGCCGCTATAGGTGAATTGCACTGGCCGGAGTTGGATGATCTCATCGAGACCATGGGTGTAATCGGTTACGTCCTGCTTGATCGCCGCATCGGAAATTGTGGCCCACGACCCGCCGGTCACGAGATTGGTCGGCGTTGTCGTCAGTTGCAAGCGATAGCCGGCCACGGAGTCGTAGAGGTAGAACATGCCGGTTGAGTGGTTTCCGACAGTCCATGATCGCGCGCCTGTAACACCCAGCGCCAGTTCGCAATTAGTTGCGGTAGGCGATGTTAGCGTCAGCGGCGGGGTGGCGTTGCTTGCGTTTATTGTCGTGTTGCCGCCGCTGCCGATCGAGAGCGCTGTGGCCAGAGAGGCTCCGGTCTGGACCGCGAAATTCTGTAACGTCTGCAACGTCAGCCCGGCCGAAGCGCCAGCGTTCAGGTAGGCGTTGCCCGCACTGTGCGTCAGCGTCGCCCGCGTCGCGTTGCCGTCGCCGGATACCGTAAGCTGACCCAGCAGCGTCACGTTGCTGCTGATCGTCGTGGCACCTTGCAGGGTCGTCTGCCCTTCTACGATTATACCCGCTGTCAGCGTAGCGCCAGCCGTACCCAGAGTCAGCACGCGACTACCGTTGGTCGTGCCTGGTACGGTACAGTCAAAAGTGAATTGCGTACCTTGCGCCGTATCGGTCCAGTTCTCCGTCGCGGAACAGGAGATTTGCCCGGCCGTTACACCAAAGTCGGAGCCGGCGAAACCGGTAAACCAAATACTCCCGAGATTGTCGCCCGCCGCAAGTGCTGTCGGCGAGGACAGACTGCCCTTCACGCTCATAAGCTCGATGCCGCCCTCCGGGCTGACCCCGATGCAGGCAAGTTGACCGCCGTCCCAGGCCCCTACCGTGCCCCCGGCATCGCTAGAAATTGGTTTAATCGGATTGATACCGTTAGCACTCAAAAGCGTGTTGGTAAGACCCATCGTGCCGGGACCGGGCGACACGGGCAAATCGGTCGCGCCCGTGCCGCCGTCCTCCACTTCGACAGGACAGATCAACCCAACGGTAACATCTCCAGTCGGTGTGTCTGATGCCAGCCCGTCCACCGTCGTCAATGACATGACGCCGGCTGTACCTCCACCACCCCCACTGCCCGGCTGGTTACTCGCGGCCACCCATTCAGCCCCGATCCACACATATAGCTGGCCGTCCGTACCGCACCACCACAGGTCTCCTGTAATGGCTGAAGCTGGAGCTACGTCCGAAACAGTAACACTGGAGCCGCCACCACCACCGGCCGGTATTGCCCAGGTGCCGTCGCCCCGCCAATAGGACGATGCGGTGGCTCCAGTACCCCCGTTCAGATGCGTGACCGGCAAATCTCCAGTAACGTCGGTCGTGTTCAGTCTGACCGTGAGCGTGTTGTTTACGCCGTTGATCGTCTTGTTGGTTAATACCTGCGTATCGGTTGTTCCAACCACGTCGCCAGCCGACAACGCCTTGCCGCTGTCTGCGATGTCCGCTCCGCTTGTGCCGTTGAACACCGCAACATTACCGTCAACCGCGCTTGACGGTCCCGACACGTCGCCGGCTGCCAACTCACTCCACGCGCTGTCGAACACCCACAGGGTTTGTGTGGCGGCAACATAAGCCTGCCAACCCAGCTTGGGGGACAGGTGCGACCAGCCGCTTGCGGTATAGGTTGTTACCGCACCGTCATGACCAGCCCACGCCCCGGTGCCGCCCACCGCTACAATGTAGCGGTCCCCCACCGTGGGTGAGAGCGGCGGCGTGGCGGTATGATCCAGCACGCCAAGCTGGACCAGCCTGTCCAGCCGCTCCATGCTGGGATTATAGCCACCGACACCCCAGCCACTCTCGCCTGGATCGTAGCCCCATACAAGGCCCAGATTAGGACCGGCAGTGCCCGGCATCAAAAGCTCCCGTCAAAATAGTAGTCGAAGTCCTCATCGAATCCGGTTGTCCGGACGACCTTAAATCTGTAGTGCTGCCAACTAGCGTAACCGTCACGCTCGGACTCAACCTCAAACCAGTAACCGCGCAAATCGCCATCCGCCGCCGCCATCGCTGGAGTATACGTCCAAGTGTCGTCCGTGACACCTGTAAACGTTCGTAGCAGCGTTGTACCGGGTTCATCGTAAACACGAATCGTGTAGGTTGTGCCCGGCTCCGGTCCTGTGCTGGCGGCGGAGTGGTCCAGCAGCGTGTCACCCTGCACAACGCGATCCCGGTGCGCCCATGTAAAAACGATGTCGTCGGGCGCAATATGCGGTGGCGTATATACAGGCTCGCCATTGACCATCATATTGCCGGGCGGATATGGTTTGCCTTGACGCCCCTGGATGCCAACCTCATCTGTTGGCGCAAGATCGCTTTCTAGGACAGCACTGCTGGTACGGGTCAGCAGCATCACATAAACCGTCTCGCCAAGCGAGTAGGTGCGCAAATCGCTTGTCGGGTTAAACAACTGATACCAGACAACGGCGCCTTTCAAATGTTGCGCCGGCAGAGTATCGATGCAGCCTCGAGACACTTCGATCGTATCGTCATCATTGATAGAAATCAGTTCCATATACTCGTCATCAATCAGAACGATTGCGCCAGTAACTACACTAAGGGGCACAGTGTCGATAGGCAGTATCGTATCGTAATAACCTATGTCGTCTGTCAGGGTTGACGTATAATCCCAGCCACCAACAGAGCGAAATACCATGTCGGTCTCGCCCTCGGCCTTCGACCATACCTCAAAATCGACCGATGTATTAGTTGGTTGTTCAGCGAATATCTTCACGCCACCATTATCGGCCGCGACATTGGGCAACTCGGCGCTCGATATCAACAACGATGTATCGACGTAAGTTAGCTCAGTGACCAGCCGGGGCGTGACAATACGTGGCGTACGGTCAGGAGGTCTCCACCCCGACCCCTGTGGCTGGGTAAAACTGGCATCCGGCAATCCAAATACGTCCTGCACGGCATCGATCGTGATCGTACCGTCGTCAAGCGCGCTATCCTCGATATTTCCGGCCCGCACAACAATAGTGTCAATGCCGCGCGACGGCGCAGTAATGCAAAACGGCTGGGCCGGCGCTATCGTCCAGGCTCGCCGGTCAAACTTTAATTTAAACCGGCGCAACTCTGACGAATTGATCTCCAGATCACGCTGCGCCAATCGTAGGGCGAGGCTCGCCGTCGCAACACCAAGATATTCCACTTTGTTGGAAACCATCGTGCCGAGGGCTTGATAGGAGGCAAGGTTCTGAACCCTAACCTCGCCAACCTTATCGGTACGCGGATCGTTAAAGCTGACAATTATCTCATTATAAAGTGTTTGTGACGATGATACCTGATCGTCGGTGATATCAAGAAGGCCGTTACTGAAATCAAATACTGGAAGATCAGCGATCGCGTAGTCATTGCGAATCAACTTGAGGGTCAGCAGTCCGGTCTGCCGATCGAAATACAGTGCCGCCCCAATATGATCGCAAACCAGCTTGATAAACTGGTCAATATCGTCAGTTCGGTTCCACCGCAGACACAGCCCGAACTTCTCTTGAAACAGCTTAAACGCCGCATCCTTGAACGAATCGTCATCAATCAGCGACGCGGGCATCCCGCGCCCCCAAATCTTGTTCGTGGCGCACTCGTAAATAATGTGCGCCGGGTTCATCGCCTTGATCTCACCAGTACCATCGTCAAGAACATAAATACCGGCGGAAGGCGTCGTAACGGCCGGTGGCGGATCATTGTATAACTCAGCCACGTTGCCGGTAGAACTTGCGAGCACGCCGCCTAAATCGGCCGAGTAATAATTGACCGCAGCAACAAAGTTTGTAACCGTTGCATCAACGGTATCACCGATAAAAACCTGGGTGTCACTCGGATTTTCGCTAAACACAACCTTGAAGTCGTTAATCGTGAGGTAATCGCCCTTCTTCGGGTTCTTGTCAAATCCCAGGACGACAGTATTATCATCGATTAAACTGATTACCGCGTAATCCGGGTTCCACGGATCATCGTTGTCCCATCCCTTAAGCGCCCGACGTACCTTCAGTTTCCAACTCTTGGGATAGGGGTTATTCGATCCGATTTGGCCATAGTAAAACAAAGTGGCGACCCCGCGCCAGCCCGGCACCGGGTCGCCACCCTCGATATTATCGGTAATAACAGAATCGATTGTCTGATCGGCTTCACCGAGAAATAGTTTGAACGTCCCTTTGATACCCCCTTCCTTTTCGTCACCGCCAAACAGTTTCGGCTCATCAATGTCGGCGAAATCACTTGTCGTCAGACTGCCAAGCCAAGCAACTAGCTCGCCGACCCGAATTTCGAGCAATTCGTCAATCGGACCCCGGCACAGCCCCATATGTATCGCCATATTATAGCGATATCCAACAACCTGACTTTTGCCGCCCTTACCGCCCGACATCTGCTTCCGCTATCTCAGCCACCTGTATAGCGAGCGGATCACCAGTTGCCCGCACGACCGCTACCGGGATGCCGTGATCAAGGAAGTCCTGCCAGCTAAATCCGTGTTGCTTGAACCATTGACGCGGCTCACGGTTACAAAACCCGGCCTCCCGCAAATGTTTCATCCGTATCGTATCGCTCATTTTTTCCCGCCGCTCTTGCTGCGGATCGCCTCGGTCTTCAAATTGCCATAGTACAACACCATCCAATCGCTCGTCCAGACCTCCCCAAAGACAACCGCCTGGGGCGTGCCAAGATCGAATTGCGGGAACGAGAATTCACTAATCGTGGATGGCCGCGCGTCCTTCGGCTTTGTGCTCTTACTCGTAAGCGCAGTGATAGCGTACGATACGATAAGTAGGCCAATCGCCCAGATCAAATTCATCAGAACACCGGCTTTCCGTCAAAGGGCGAGCGACCCGGCATGTTGGTGAAGCCGCCGTAATTGTCAAAATTGCCGAACTTCTCCCGACACGCCCGGATCGTGCGGGCGCACCCGGCGAAGCCGTCAAGCCGCATACCCTCCTCCAAACCGGGAGGGACACCCATCGTGGTTATGATCGATCCCGCATGATAACGTATTAGCCTGCGCTCGGTCGCGCCGTTAGCGATGACGTATTCGATAAAACCGCCATCAAAAAAACCGTCCTCATACACGCTGAACTCATCGACAGTAACAGAGTTACCGGAGACAGCGACACAAGTGCCACCGATCCGGTATAGCTCACGATCGACCTTACACGTCAACGGCTCATACAGCATGTGCGGACATTGCGGTAAATAACCGTAGCGTAACCCGGTGCGCTGAAAGGTTGCCGGCAGCATCGAACAGGTCAGTTCAGCCTCAACGTCCGACTTCTGGGTCAGTCCATCCACGGTGCCGATCCAGTATAGACGAGCATCGGCCAGCACGTTATCACTGATATCGGCCTCATGACCGGCATAGACCCGTAGGTACACCGTGTCGGCCGGTACCGTGCCGCCTAGCCGATAGTCCAGGCAGAACGCCGTCGTGATCGGCAACGTGACCTTCATTTCGCTTGATGCTGCTTCGCCGTTCAGCCGCACCCCATCATTCGAGATTGCGGTCGCCACGTATTTATCAGACAAATAGAACACGTCACGATCTGACGTATTATAAAACCAGTACATCGTAATGCCGCCGGTCTCCCGCGAGAACTGATAAAGATGTAGCGGTCGCCCGCTATAGACTGATTCTTCCAGTGCCGGAAACGTCATAAGTGCTGCCTCTTATGCCGGAGCATAAAACTCGCCAAACCTGACCTTAAAATTCAATATTCGGATATAGACCGTAATCAACTGACCAACCTGTACGAACTCATATATCTGATGAAAATCAAAATTATTTACCGTGGCAGGGTTTACTTCAACTGAATCATGCACCGTGCAACTAGCTTGCATAAGTTGAGTTTTAGACCCGGTGGCCGGGTCATACTCAAATAGTCGCATTGTTGCCCACACACTCGGGTTCGCTTGTTCTTGTGCAGCAAGCCGCACATGGTAGTCAAAGATACCGTGCATATGAAAGATGATCCAATAGCGGCCATTAGACCGCTTCATCGTCACAACCTGCGGCGAATAACTGTCGTCGCCCCCAGCCTCGCCCGTCTCGATATACGTACTCTCATCGGAAAACGGGATCGCCCAAGACCCGTCTTCGAATTTCCAGTTCTCGTTGTCCACGGTATAGAGCGATGTTGCCAACCCGCGATAGTGCGAACCCAAGGGCATTACGGCAAGATCGGCAAACTTGTACGATCCAAGCCCGACTTTCAGAATGGCCCCGGTCGGATTCGACGGCTGGATGACATTACGCAATTCGAGGCACGGCGTATCAATAAATCCCGGTGGCGGCGGCGTAATCGCGTATGTCATTGTACGAGTACCAATATACACATAGAGATCGATACCGGAACTCGACGGCAGTAGGAAACAAAAATTATGGCTTTCGTTGACTCCTGCCTCACAAAAGAAGTTATTTGCCAGATTGGCCGTTCCGCCAAACGGGTGACGTATCACCGGGGGGATCGTACAGGGACCAAGACTACCAAGCCCGCCACGGTAAGTCTCAGAAAGAAACTCGTTAACAGACGGCAAGACAA